CGTCGTCCAGCGTGAGTACTACGCCGACAACGCATACGACTGTTATGTCGACGACATCTCGACCACGTCCGGGCTGGTCGTCAAGGTCGACGACGGCGACACCGGCACGTACACCACGACGCTGACAATCAACACGAACTTCATCGTGCTGCCGAAGAACGCCGACCACGAAGTGCCCGTCATGCCGTTCACGCAGATCAGGATCGTCGATGCCGGCCTGACGGCGTTCCCGATGTGGTCGTCGGGCCGGCCAGGTGTGCGGGTCACCGCCAAGTTCGGCTTCCCTGCCATCCCTGACGACGTCGAGAAAGCCTGCCTGATCCAGGCGACACAACTGTTCAAGGCGTCCGACGCCGTGTTCGGTGGCCTCAACTTCGACGGCTCCATCCTGCGGGTCCGTGAGACCCTGAACCCGATGGCCGCAGCGTTGGTCGAGTACTACGTCAAGCCGAGGGTCGCATGACCACCATCGCCGAGGTGCGCGCCGACCTCGTCAACGTCCTCGAGACGATCGACGGCTGGTCGACATCCAACGGCTACGTCGGCGACCAGCTCAACACGTACAGCTTCAAGGTCGGCCGGCCTTCGTTCGATCCCCGCATGGTGTTCTCACAGGCCAAGGCGGTGCACCAGTTCACCGTCAGCGCCTACGCACCTCGAGCGACACCCGAGATCTCCGAGGCGGCGCTCGATGCGTTGTGCGAACTGTCCGGCACCGGGTCGTTGATCGCCGCAGTACAGAACGGGGCGAACTGGTCGGTCAGCGTCGACTACGCGGTCGTCACCAACTGCGGCGAAGTACAGGTCATCCAGTGGATTGACGGCGTCGACTACCTCGCCGTCCAGTTTCAGATCGAGGTCTGCTTCTAATGGCATTCGTAGCGTCCTACAACTCGCGATTGTTCGTCGGTGCCGCCGCCTGGGCCACCTACACCCGAGGCTTCACCTACAACGACGACACCACCATGCTCGACGTCACGACCCTCGCCGACACCTCCAAGCAGTACACGCCCGGCCAGCGCACCGGCACCGTGTCGCTCGACCTCCTGCTCGACACCGTCGCTGCCGCAGGCGGCGAGTTCGCCACGCTCAACACGTGGAAGGGCACGCCGCAGGTGCTGACCTTGGCGCCGTCGGGTGCGGCACGATCGGCCGAGACATGGCTGCTGCAGGCCAACCAGTCGAACGCCACGGTCAGCAGTCCGGTCGCCGACGTCGTGACCGCAGCCGTGTCGATCCAATGCGATGGCGGCGTCGACGCCGGTGTCGTCCTTGATCCGTCGACTGCGATCACAACCACCACCCAGTCAACCTCGGTCGACAACGGGGCGTCGACCAGCAACGGCGGCGTCGCACACCTCCACGTCACGGCGTACAGCGGCCTGACGTCGGACACCATCACCGTCGAACACTCGACGAACAACTCGACCTGGGCGACGCTCGGCACCTTCACCGCCGTCACCGGCACCACCAGCGAACGCCTCGTCATCGCTGCCGGCACCACCGTCAACCGCTACCTCCGTGTGACCGACACCGTCGTCGGCGTCGGTAGCGCTACCCGTCTCGTCAGCTTCGCCCGTCGCTGACCGAATCTCCCACCCACTACCCCTAGGAGACAGCCATGGCCTTCAAAGCCGGTACCACCAGCGCGTTCTATCTCGCTAACGCGGCAGGCGCACTCCAGAACCTGTCGTCGTACGCCGACAACCTGTCGTTCCCGCAGTCGACCGACCAACTCGACGTGTCGACGTTCGGGTCCACCAGCAAGGGATTCATCCCAGGCCTCCAGGACGGCGACACCTACTCGATGTCCGGCCCGTACGACGTCGTGATCCACACCCAGTTGACCGCCGCCAAGTCGGCCGGCTCGCTGCTCGGCTTCATCTTCGGCCCCGGCGGTTCCGTCGCAGCACAGGCCCGCACCGCCGGCTCGGTCTACGTCGCCCAGTACTCGGTGTCGACCGCCGTCGGCGGCCGTGTCGAGTACTCGGCATCGCTGCAGGTGACCGGCGCCGTCTCCAACGGCACCTTCTGACCGGCATGGCCGATCTCGCCGGCCTCGAACGCAAACTCGGCATGTTGCAACGCGAGTTCAGCGGCGAGGCCGGCCGACGCCGTCTCGGTGCGATCGGTCGCGAAACCAAGAAAGACGTCGACGAAGCAGTCCAGGGTGACCTGGGCGACCAGTCGATGTCGGGCTGGCGTCGCAAGAAGCCGGTGCAGATCCGTGGCCGCTACGACATCGTGTCGGACCACGAGCTGCGGATCTACCCGAACGCTGCCGGCCCGATGGTCGTGCTCGAGATCGGCCGCAACCACGGCAAGGCACGGCCGACGCCACAGTTCAACAAGCGTGGCAAACAGACCAAGCGGTCCAAGTGGAACGGTCGCACCACCGGGAAGCGCACCTGGTCCGACGCCGAGAAACTGATCGAACAACGGGTGCCAGGGCGAGTCGATCGCCAGGTCGCCAAGGCCATCGGCCGCTACTTCTCCTAGGGGTGAGTCATGGCGTCGTTCACTGAACGCATCTCGGTCATGATTGACGTCACGACCAACAAGGCAGTCTCCGGGCTCAAGGACTTCCGATCAGCGGTCAGCGAGGCCGAAGGCTTCACCGGCAAACTCAAGGCCGGAGTCGGTTCGCTCAAAGGGATATTCGCCGGAAGCGTCGCAGGCCCTGTCGCTCTCGGTGCCGCCGTCGCCACCGCCGGAAAGTTCGCGCTCGACGCCGTCAACGACTACGCCGAACTCGGTGTGCAGGTCGGCAACTTTGCCGAAGCAACAGGTCTAGCGACCGAAGATGCGAGCCGGTGGATTGAGGTGGCCGGCGACCTCGGAGTGAACGCCGACGCGCTACAAGGCGTGTTCGCCAAACTCGAAAAATCTATTAGCCCAAAGCTGTTCCACGACCTCGGTGTTGAGATTGCGCGCACCTCACAGGGAACCGTCGACGCAAACCAAACCTTTCTCAACGTCATCGACCGGCTGCGCGCCATTGAAGACCCGGCGCTACGCGCGCAGACTGCCGCCAAACTTTTGGGCAAGGGCTGGCAAGAGGTGGTGCCGCTCATCGGTCAAAGCGCCGACGACATCAAAAACCGGTTAGCTGGTGTGGCCGATGTCAAAGTGTTCGACCGTAAAAAGGTTGAAGAGTCCAAGAAGTTTCGAGATTCGTTCAACGACCTCAAAGATGCTGGCGAAGAGTTCGCGCTATCGCTTGGCGAGGCGGTGCTACCGGAGGTGACGGCGCTTGCCAAAGCCGCCATCTTCGTCGTTGAACAGTTGAAGAACATGAAAAAAGCTCTTACGCCGAGCAGCCAAGCGACTGACATGGCGCGACAGATGGAAACTCTTGACGAACTCTTCAAAGAGTACGGTTCAACGCTGTTCAAAACAAAGACCGCCCAAGATCTACACATCAACTCGCTTGAGGACCTACGCTCAAATACTATTTTTGCCAACGACGAAAACGCAAAGCTGATTGCGACCATCGGTGCGGAAGCGCAGGCATTGCATTCGGCGAACGCTGAACTAGCGTTGAACGCCACCAACAGCGACAACAGCGCTCGCCTCACCGCAGCCCTCGCAATCGAACAACAACGAACGGCGGAGAACAGTTGGAAAGCTGTTGACAGTCTGAAAGCCGCTCGAACCGAGCTAAAGAAATACCAAGACCAGATCAAGGGCCGAAACGACCTCATCGACCTCGTCGAAAGTTTTGACGACCTCACCAACAAACTGAACGGCGTCATCATGTTGCACGCCGCCGGTCTCATCAGCGACCGTGAATATTGGATGCAATCCGCACAGTTGACCGGTGACGCACAGATAGCGGTGTCCGACTATCTCGACACGCTCGACACATTGCCGCCGACCGTAAAGATCAAGTTGTTAGCGGAGTTCGATCCGAGCGCACCCGACAAGTTCTTGACAGATCTCCAGGCCGAGCTTGATCGTCGCAAGGTGACGGTCGGGGTGGTGCCCAAGTACGTGACTGGCCCGCAAGACGGACCCAACACCGATCCACGGCCACGGCCTCGCGACAATGGCGGCAATACAAGAGGTGAGTCAGCCTCGGGCTTCGGTCGCACCACGTCCGGTCCGGTCAACATCACCGTCAACGTGCCGCCGAACGCCAACCTGGTCGACATCGGGCGCGCCACGGCTGATGCGTTGGCAGCTTTCTATCGGGCCGGCGGGGAACGAGTCTGATGGCTACCTGGTTTGACGGCGCCACCGTCACGGTCGAGGTGGCGTTCACCAACAACCCGCTCACCGCCAACGTATCCTGCACATGGGTCGACGTCTCCACCTACGTCCGGGACCTTGCGATCAAGCGTGGCCGCACCACCGAGCTGTCGGACTACTCGCCGGGCACGATGACGTTGACGCTCGACAACCGTGCCCGCCGTTTCGACCCGTCGAACACGGCCGGCCCGTACTACGGCAACCTGCTGCCGATGCGGAAGGTGCGCGTCAGCGCCGCCTATGGAGCGACTTCGGCGACGATCTTCACCGGCCACATCATGGGCTGGCCGGTCGACTATCCGAGGATGGTTGACAGCGAGGTCGCCGTGCAGGCCGTTGACGCGTTCCGGTTGTTGCAGCAGACCGCACCGCCGGTCAACGCCTACGACGCCACCGTGCGCGCCGACAGCCCGCACGCCTACTGGGCGCTCGACACGATCGACGACGGGGCGATCTCGCCGGCCACCGTCGGCAACGTCGACATCGTCAACTTCAATCAGGGCGACCCATCGTTCTTCGAGCCCGCCGACCTTGCCATCACGCGACCGGTCGGCCCGTCGACAACGTTGGCGAACGTCGGCTGGGCAGCGAACGGTATCCCGACCGCTGCACCCAAGACGGTTGAAGGCTGGTTCTGGAACTTCAACTACGGCGTGTACGGCGGCACCAACATCGCCCGAGCAGCACTTGACTCCACCAACTGGATTCGCCTTGCGGTCGGCTCCACCGATGGCACCGTGTCGGTCGGCTACTCGAACTCGGCAGCCACCAAGTCGTATACGTACGCATCGACCGGCTGGCAGGTGTCGACGTCGCTGGTGCATCTGGTGCTGACCGCGAGCGCCACCAACCTGACCCTGTACGCCAACGGTGTCCAGGTGTGGCAAGGCACGCTCAGCGCAGCGACGTCGACCAACACGTTTGCTGCGTTGCCGCCACCGTCGGTGCAGGCCGTCTGCCAGCCTCGCTCCGGTTCACCGGTCAACCCGGCGACCTACGGCCTCGCCGTCTACACGAGCGAGCTGAACAGCACGCAGGTGTCGACGCATTATCAGGCCGGCCTGACCGGCTGGGGGCATCCGATCGGCGACCGGGCAGGCACCCGCATCGGACGCATCCTTGACGCCATCGGCTGGCCCGCAGGCGACCGTGCGATCTCGACCGGCTCCACCGTGCTCGGCGCGTTCACGTCATCCCAGTCGGCGCTGGCCGCGTGCCAGGCATGTTCGGTCGCCGAGCAGGGCTTGTTCTTCGTCAGCGGCGACGGACAGATCACCTTCCGTGACCGCCAGTGGCAGATGACGAACTCGTCGTCGATCACCGCACAGGCCACCCTCGGGGACAATGCCGGCGAGACGAACTACTCGGACATCGAGATCGACGGCAACCACCTCGAGAACATCAGGAACGTGATCACCGTCTCGTACGGCGCCGGTCAAGTTGTCGTCAAGGACGCCACGTCGGTCACCGCCTACGGCGAACAATCCGACTCGGTCGCAGCGCAGGCGTTGCCGAACGAGGCCGGCTATGTCGCACGCCAGCTCGGCGCCGCACGGCTCCGACTCCGCAAAGACCCGGCGACCCGTATCCCTCGTGTCGAAATCAAGCCACGCCGGGCGACGTCGACGTTCCTGCCGACCGTGCTCGGCCTTGAGCTGGGGAAGCGGGTCACCGTGAACCGGCGCCCGACGGGCGGCAGCGGCTCGTTCTCGCAGGCTTGCATTATCCAAGGCATCCAGCACACGATCAGCCCGGAGAACTGGGTGACCGTGCTCTATCTGGCGCCGGTGCAGTGGGCGGCGTATTCGGCGGCTCCGTACCTGACGCTCGGTGATGCCACCTATGGACGCATCGGCGCAGCAGCCGGCAACAAAATCCCCTACTAGGAGGCGGACATGCCCGACGCAGGGCTCGCAGACGGCTCGGTCCTTACGAGCGCCATTTACGACAGCTACCTTCGGGAACAGGTCATCGCCACCGGTCTGTCCGGCGCACGCCCCACCGGCAAAGAAGGCCGCGTCATTGCCTCAACCGACACCGACAGGCTCGAATGCTACGACGGCACCAACTGGATTCGGGTCGGGAACTGGTCGGCATCGGGTCGCAGCGGCGTGCAGCTCGCCCGCTTCGCCACCCAGTCGATCCCGACCGGCACCGGCACGTTCACTGCCGTGTCGTGGGATGTCGAGACGACCGACACTGACGGCTACATCGCCGCAACGTCGGACACGATCACGATCCCGACCGGGCTGGGCGGGCTGTACTCGATCTGGGCCGTCATCTCGTGGGCGTCGACGCCGGGCACGAACTCGACGATCGAGGTGTACATCAACGGCACCACGTCGTTTCGGCAGTCGATCGGCGCTGCGACACAAATGACGACGTGCGCCGTGTCGATGCCAACCGTGTCGCTTGCTGCCGCACAAACCGTTCAGATCCGTCTGTCGCAGGGTTCGGGCGGAGCGATCAACGTCACCGGAAACCTTGAGATGTGGAGGCTGTCAGCATGATCGAGTTCCCGCCCGTTGAAATGCCCGCCGATCTGACCGGCGAGAAGAACGGCCGGCTCGGACCGTGCCACCTGCAGTCGGTCTGGTTCGAGGGCGTCGGTCACCTGTCGCTGCACCCGCTGGCCGCACGTGCATGGAACGCGATGGCCGTCGTCTGTTTCGCAGAGACCAAGGCACAGCTCTCGACGACCGGCACCTACCGCACGTTCGACCAGCAGCAGCAGCTGTTCCTTGACCGGTACACGCCGTCCTATCTGCCGGTCCGCAACGTGCTCACGTCGCAACGGATCTACGACGGCAAGCGCTGGTATCTGCGCCGAGGCATGGCGCCGGCGGCAGTGCCTGGTACGTCGAACCACGGTTGGGCATTGGCGAACGACATCGCCCTGTGCAAGTCGATCTACGACCCGCTCGCCAAGGCATGGGTCAAGAAGATCATCGCCATCACCGCCGACGCCAAGGCGTGGCAATGGGTGCAGGACAACGCCATGTCGTTCGGGTTCGGCTGGGAGGGCGCACGGCCCGGTATGCCCGGCTGGGAACCGTGGCACATTCGTTACTGGGCCGGCGATCGTGTCCCGCAGCGCGTCAAGGACGTCGAGGCGTATCTTGCGGCGGCCAAGCCGTGATCGCGCTGGACGCTGCTACCGGCACCGTCCTTGCCGCCGTCATCCCGGTGGTCATCATCCAGACAGTGCAGCTG